TTGAGTTCGCGCTTGAGGCGCTCGTTCTCTGCTAGGGCATCGCCTAGCAGGAGGTCTAGGTTTCTCTCGGTTTCAGTCATGTGTTCTTCTCGCGTAGTTTAGCTTCTGCCCACCGTGCGCCATAGACCCAATCCTTGCTGACTCCAATATCGTCTATGTCTTCAAGCGTCAGCCCCTGCCATTCACGCTCCTGCGCCGCTACCAACTCAGCAAACATCTCCAACTCCTCAACAGTGATATGCGAGGTCTTGTACCCCTCAAAGGTGCCAAAGACCAACGCCGTGCCTATGACGTTCGTTTTAATGTTCATGCCAGCCTGCTCTGCTAGCTTTTTGATTCGTTCGTTCACGACGCAACTCCCTTCGTCTTTTCAAAAGTCCTCAAGCCACCGAGCCCGAGCATCCCCAGCATCAACTGCCAGAGGTTGTCATCAATTCCCGGCAGCGTAGGCAGCGGATGGTCCAGCACAATGCCGGCCCACTGGACCAGCGGCCTAGCGATGTACTGACACGCCAGCGCCGATGCGCAGACCCATCCGATCGCTGGGCGCCAACCGCTCGTAAACGCGCTGGGGTTCGACGCCTCGGCGCGGTTGGTGTCAAGCTGGCCTTGGACAATGGCGACCTGGGCGGCAAGTTGCGCCGCTTCGGCTGCGCTCTTGTCGGGCCAGATGCGGGTGATGACGGTCTGCGCCAGTTCGACGCCTGCGGTCAGGGGGTCCATTCGCCAGTCTCCATCTGTAGTGCCATGCGATGCGCTCGTGCTGGCGTCTGCCGCGCCCAAGTGCTCTCCACCATCTGCGCAGCGGCCTCAAAGTACTGGCCATCCTCAACCGCCGATAGCATCCGCTTGAACTTGAGCAGCCCGCCAATGCCCATCTGGAATGCCATGCCGATCAGCACCGCCTGGCGCGGCTCGGACAGTCTGGGCGCCCACGGCAGCGCCAACAATACCTCGCGGGTCTTGATCTTGATATCGTTCTCAAGCAGGAAGTCGATCTCATCGTTCGACAAACCGCCGCCCTTGCGCGAGTCGATCAGGCGCCCGACGCCGATCGTCCAGTAGCCGAGACTGTCCTGATAGGCGCAGGACTCGGCGCCTTCTTCCCGTAGTAGTTGGCTTTTCAGGTCCACAGCGTCACTCCCCACACCAGTGCCAAAACGCAAATGACGCAGACGGCGGCGCGGTTGACCCAACTCCAGCGGTTTCTGTAGTGGTATATGGCGTACCCGTCTCCCCCGAAGGCTTCGTCAAGCGTGCGTGCAAACCGCTTAGTTGTTCCGTTGTGCTGAACCTGTGTTCGTTGTAGCATTTGTACCTTCTCCAAGTCAGGTTATTGGGGCGCTGCCGGGTCTCAAGCACGCCGGCTGGCGCGTTACACCGGGGGCACTGCATACAGCGGCACCGCATTGCATCCGAGGTCTACCCAGTACTGCATTTCCTCCCTGCGCCTGGTGAGCAGGATGCAGACATTGCTCTCAAGGATCATCCAGCCGATGTGCGTCATGCCAACCACGCAATCAGCGCCACCAGGGCGACGATCCAGACGGCGCAGAACAGGCTCTGGCGGGCCGCTGCCTTACAGAAGTACTCTTCCCTGTCTTTCATGTCTTGCTCCTGTTAAAAATCCAAGTCCAGATGGCGCCGCCGGCAATCTTTGCCATGAACTGCGCCAGTACGATCTGGGGCATCAACGCACCAAAGGCCAATGTCGGGAAGATCAACGAGTCTACGGCCGCGCCTGCCACGTTGGACCCGTTTGCCCGGTACATCCAAGACCCGCGCAACCGCGTAAACGTCGCCCAGTCCACAAGCGCAGCGGCGCTAAACGCACACGCGCTTGCCACCGCAATCTTGCCAGCAGCAGGGTTCAGCGCATACGTCAGCCCCCCGGTGATTGCAATTAGCGCCGCCATCTGCCAAGGCTTGATGCGTACATGCAACCAGTCGCGCATGGTCAAGTCAAGACCAATCAGCACAAAAGCATTGACTGGCGTCACGCTTGGGCCAAACGTAGCCACGGACAAGTTTGCCAAAATCATGGCGGCGGCGTAAACCAAAACGGCAGTTGCGATCATAGAAATGTGTACCTTGTTGCTGCGTTGTGAGACTCAATTCGCGCTCGCATAACTGCGGCGCGGGCTTCTTTGGTTGGCGGCAAATAGTTTCCCTTCGTCCAATGCTGATCTATTCCAACGTTTCTACCTATGTTCGTTGAGTCGGCACTCGACAACGGCAACAGAGTGAACACCTTGGGGTTGAGCATCCGTAACCCGTGCAGCTTGACCAGAGGTTCCCCGTCCGGCGTACAGACAACGCGCATCGCCTTGTCCATGCGCATCCACCATGTCGTCGTTCCTGGCGTTGCGTACTCGCCGGAACTACCCAAACAAATGCGCGGGTAGAACGCCGCCAACCGCTCCAGCCGGTCAAGCGACTCATGCATGTGCCACACCGGCGCCGCAAACCAATACGGCAACGGGCATTCCAAAAGCAGCGCATCGTTGGCAAGTTCGCTGCCGTCGATGACATCCGGAATGATCGCAAAGTCGCACGATGGAATGCGACGGCACATCTCAGCCCAAGCGTAGTACTCGCGCCAGTCCGTTATTGGCTTGCCGCTGCGCCAGGCCGAAAACGCGCCGTTGTCAATTGCAAACGATTGGCAGACTTCGACGGCCAACCCCAAAGGTTGCGTATCGCAAAAAGACACAAACGCATGCCCCCCCGTTATGGCATGGCGGGCCACCGTTTGCGGATTGATTGGTAGCCCGTGGTAATGAATCACGTTTTCGACCTTTCTGGCCAACTGTCTGGCCGTGGATACCACACCACAACGTCACCAATCGCCTCTTTGGCGCTGTAATAACGCACTTGGCTCTCGCTGTCGCTGTCCAGGCAGGCCCAGGACCAGTACTGGCCGTTCCACCAGCGCAACCTGTTTGAGCCGGTGGGCCACCATCCGATGCTTGGCGGTTTGTTCATTCAAACTCCTTTCGATTGTCTGTACTGCTTGACCGCGTTGCGCAGCCCAGCCTGGGTGGTGGCTTTCATATCGAGAGCCTGCGCTTGCGCCTGGTCGAGCGTGTCTTGCATCAGGATGCGGTGACAGATCACCGGCACCCCCTGACCCTGGCGGCGCACTCGAGCGTTAAACTGCTCGTACAGATCCAGCGACCAGTTCAGCCCGTACCAGACAAGGATGTGCCCGGTACTCTGAAGACCATCGATGCCGTGCCCCATCGATGCCGGGTGACCGATCATCAGGGAGCAATCACCAGTCTTCCAGCGGTGCATGGCATCGACCAGTGACGCCTCGCTCTTGCACTCGGTCAGGTTGATAGGGTCCAAGTGCTTGAACCGATCCATGATGCGCTGGGCGTCTGACCTGTAGGCGTACGAGCACAGAACGGGTGAGCCTTGGGCCTCGTCCAAGATCTCCTCAAGTGCCTCGAGCTTCAGGTCATGGATCGGCTCCCACAGCGGCATCCCGGCAATCGGGTACATGGCACCGTTGGCAAACTGCAAGCATTTGTTGGTCAGCGCCGCCTGGTTGAACACCTCGACCTCTTTGCCACTGTCAAGCTGCAAGAAGAACTCGCGCTCCAATTTGTCGTACTTGGCCCGCAGATCCTCGGGCATCTCAATGTCGAGGTTGTTGATCATCAGGTCTGGCAGCGGGTTGTAATCCTCTGCGCTCATCTCGAGGGTGATGTCGCCAATCAATTTCTTGATGGTGTCCTCGGTGTCCTCGTAGGGCAGTTCCTTGTACGGTCCCACCTTCCGGTAGAACCTGGTGCGAAACGCTGTCTTCGAGGTGCCCAGCCGCTCGCCCCTGTCAACCACCAGGAACTGACCGTGCAGATCCTTGTACCCGTTGCTGGCCGGGGTGCCGGTCAGGCCGGTGGTCCAGTCGAACTTGTCAGCGATCTTGCGGAACGCTTTGACCCGGTTGGTGGCGCTGTTCTTCATCTTGCTGATCTCATCCCAGACGATCCCGTTGAACGGCAGCAGACGGTCCTTCTTGACGAAGTAGGTCTGAAGCGTCTCAGCCAGCCAGCCCAGGTTCTCGTAGTTGATCAAGTACACATCAGCAGGCCGCAGCAGCGCCCGTGTGCGTTGATCCTTAGTGCCTGTGACCATGCTGAACTTCAGGTGACTGGTGTGGTTCCACTTCGCAGCCTCTTGGCGCCAGACCAGTCGGATGACCCGGATGGGTGCGACGATGATTACGCCACGCAGGAACGCGGTACGGATCAGGTGCGCCATCGCAGTCAGGGTGACAACGGTCTTGCCCAGACCCATGTCCAGCCACAGCATCGAGTGGGGGTGAACGCATTGGAAGTTGACCGCCTTCTTCTGGTAGTCGAACAGGATCTCAGGGGTTAGCATATTCCATCATCTCGTCAATCATGCGCAACCCATCGATGACCTTATCGATGACCCAGACATTGACCTTGTGTCCGCGCAGCCTGGTGTGCTCGCGGTCCTGTGCCGGTGTAGGCTTCTGCCCGCTGCGCTTAAACTCGCAGAAGAACATGCGACCGTTGGGCAGCACGAACAGACGGTCAGGCACAGCGGCTCGGGCTGGACTGGTGAACTTGTAGGCCAGCAGTCCGCGATCCTTGGCGTAGTCGCAGACCTTGGCTTCAATTTGTTTCTCAAGCATCACGCAATCCCCAGTGTGAGTTTCTCGATCTCTCTGATGTAGTACTCGAAATCCACCGGCAGCACGGCATCCTTGATGTCGTTGCAAGGCTGCACGTTCCAGCCCGACTCGATGGAGATCTGGCGCCACTCGGTGTTGCCCTTGAGTGGTGGCATCCACTTGATCAAAGGCTTGCCACCCTTGGCGATGTAGTACCGGGTGATGTTCTGCATCTTCTCGTTGCCCCAGGACAGGTAGCTGTTGCGAGGCACCTTGGTGCGAAGCATGAAGTCCATGATGTCTGGCCATTCACGCAGAGTCTTCCGAATGGACACGCCATCGGTGAGCACCTTCTCAGTGACCTTGGCGACCACCAGCGCCCCGTGGTTCTGGTGCCACTCCATCTCCCACTCGTAGCAACCCTTGCGCTTCACAGACCCATCCTCGTAGTGGGCGATGTAGTTGTTCACATCGCGCACCATCATGGTCTTGTAGATCGCCTCCTCGAGGTTCAGGCCGGTCTTGTGCTGCCAGGCTGTGCGAGCAGCATCCACAAGGTGCTTGTCAGTCCGTCTGACCCTCACGGTCAAGCCATCGGTGTTCACCTGGATGATGCGCAGGGGGATCTTCATCAGCGACTCGGCCAACAGGCACAGCAGCAACTGACCGTTGAGCGTGATGGACATGGTGAACAGCGGATCGTAGAACACGCTGAACTTGTTGTTGCTGTCGCCGTAGACCCCGTTGAGTGCCAGCTTGAGCATGGCCGACTCTGCCGATTTCTTGGGGTAGGTCTTGCGCTGCTCGAACAGCTTGCTGTAGATGGAGACAAACTCCTTGCCCAGATGTGCCGGGTAGAACCCGTTGGTGATCGCAAGGTTTGGGTAGTACGAGGTGACATCCAAGTCAACGATGACGTACTCATCATCGGACTCAACCACCTCGGACTCAATCGACCCGTGGATGCCACCCAGTCCGAATACAAACTCGAAGTCCTTGATGTAGGCAACCAGGTTCTTGAACACACCCTTGGTCTCGGTGATGTCCTGCTCCTTGAGCCACTTGAGCACCTTGGTGAACTCGAGGTTCTCGAACGCGATCCACGGCAGGATGGCGTCCTTTAGAGAGATCACCGGGCGCTTGGTCTGCCTGGGTGTGCGACCGCCTGGCCCAAACTCGTAGCAGTCCACACCGGCCTCTTCGAGCTTCATCACGAAGAAGTCCTTGCCGATCTTCGTGTCGTTGTGGTTCATGAAGTCGCGCTGGTACTTGGCAGTCAACTCCTCGCGGAAACTGATCATGTCCGTCGACTTGCGCAGGAACGCCTTGGTCTGGTCAACGTCATAGGCGTTGTACCGCTTGAGCACCTTGATCTGCTCAGGTGTCAGCATGGTGCCGACCTTGAACGGCAACTCCTCGACGCTGCTCGAGCGCATGTTGAACTCAAGCATCTTCAGACTGGTGGACCTGGCCTTGTTGTCGAAGTGGTGGATCTTGAACAGGTCGATCTGCTGCACGAACCACTCGCTGGGCTTGACGTAATGGGTCCACCGGGATTCATCATCCGCACCAATGATGGCCATCGCCTTTGCGTACAAAGTCTGCGCATTGGATGTGCCCATGCGAAGTAGCATGTGCAGCACCGGGTAGTCGAACCCGATGTTGTTGAACCCGATCATGCGGCTGTTGGTGCTCTTCAAGTACGCGAGGAACTCAACGATCTCGCGGCTGTCGTTGCGCTGGTCGCTGATCTCATAAGAC